TCGGCAACTATATACAAGGAGGAGGTATCCTTGGTATTCTTCCTAACCTTATGAGTAATGTAAATGAAAAAGTAGGTGGTATTTTTAATCAAGAAAAAGTTCCAACAGATATGGGAACTAGAATGAGTAGTATGGATCAAGCAGATTTAGATGCTTTATCAGGTCCGGGTATGTTAGATATTTCTGGACCAGGCACACCTGCAACAGGATTTGATAATGAGGCTGATGCTATAGCTGCATACAATGCAGAGAATCCAAACTTCGCTGCACTTGATACAGGGATAGCTCATCCAGCATTAATAAATGCAAATTCACTTTTAAATTTTGAAGACTTACTAAACTTTAACAGTGATAACATTGATGCACAAAGTATTGCGAATGCTTATCAAGCTTTGCAAGATAATCAAGGTTTTGATGTTCAAGATAATCAACTACAATATAATCAACCTTTATTTGGAGGTAACGTAGAATTTGGGGTTGGTCCAGACAACGCAGGTATTACCTTTACTAAAACCTGGGGTGCATAATGTTAAGCGTGCGTGATTGGATATGGGTTGGTTGTATTATCGGCGGTATTGCTTTCACTAACGGGATGATGTCATCACGGGTCACGGCTCTTGAATCAAAGATAAAAGATTTAGATATGCTACGCATTGATGCCCGTCTTTCGGTTATTGAAATTCAAGTTATAGAAATAAATGAAAAATTAGATAATCTTTTAAGTTCTAATTGATACCTGAAAAATATCTGGATAAGATTTTAATAACCCACCCATTGTTATAATTAACTTATCAACATAAGTAGGATCAACAGCATATGATTTTAAAGTTTAACAATAGCCATAGGATCCATATTTCCTGAGATATATTGTTTTACAAGAAGATCCTGGTACTCTTTAAAATTAGGATGAGTATTTAATGTGTTAATATAATCTGCAACAGATTCACATTTTTTATCATATACTTTAATCATAATATTAGGATTGCGTAATGCTTTTAAATGTCTTGAAGTAGGATCAATTTCAATCATTCCATAAAAATTATTTCCTTGTACAGCAAAACGAGAAGTCCCCCAATTTGATTCTAATACTGCTTGCGCAACACTAATTAAAATAACAACACGTTCCGTTGGAGGAACAAATGTATTTGCTAATACAGTGCAGTCGGCAATGCCTTGAACAAATTCTTTTTTATTAGAATATTCAAAATCAAAATTATTAAAAGCTGTTTGACAAAACAAAAACAATGTTAAACATAAAGATTTCATACCATAACTTACTCATCTTTCTTTTTATAATCAATCATTCTTCTTAATTCATCCGCACTTTCTTTTACCATACCTAATGCTAGGTTATGTCGTTGACATAATAATCCTCTTGGCAATAAGTTAGAATTGTTACGATAATCTTTTCTGGTGTACTTATGATCGTGATCAATAACTAATTCAGCTAGATTACTTCTACCTTTTTTTCTAGTAGGAGCCTTTTCATATAAAATATCTGGTCCACAAACAAAACATGTCGGCTCTTGTTTAAGCCACCAATCTGCCACAATTTTACCCCATTCACATTTTATCTTACGGTATCGTAAAATTATTCTTCCTTTCAATGTAGAACGGAGCAATGCCTGTTCTTTTTTTCTAGATCTGTTTATTGCTTCTTTTCCTTTTTTAGTTTTAATATATCTTTCTTGTCTTTTTCTTGCGTATGCCATATTATTTTACTTCCCCCCATGAGGGTCCTTTCTCTAAGTCAATTACACTTGGAACATGGCTTAACTTAACCCTAAAGCACTGCTCCATAATTTCTACAATCTTCTTCGCCTCTTCAGGCGATTCAAATGAAAGATCTAATTCATCATGCACTTGAATAAGTGGTAGAAAACCTTCTTCATATAATGAAACCATAGCTTGTTTAGTTTGATCAGCAGCAGACCCTTGAATCAATCTATTCAATGCTTTGTATGTCCATCCTCTTTTAATTCTAGTAAACCCTCCATACTTACGTTCGGCTTCATCTCTTGGAAGAGGAAAGCCCACTCCAAATTCTTGTGGTTCCCATAAATCAAAGCGACACTTACGTCCCCCAACAGTTCTAATAAAACCTACCTCAGATGCCCTTTTTTGAGCGTTCTTACTTAATTGTCTAACAAAAGGTACATTAGTATGGTATTTAGAAAAAAGCTCCTCAGCCTCAAATTCTGTAAGATTTAACTCATTTGCTAATTTAGCCTTACCCATACCATACATCATACCTAAGTTAATAGTCTTCGCTTGCTTACGATCAATTCCTGCCATGTCTGCAACAGTTTGATGGAAATCTATATTACCAGATTGATATCCTTCTACTAAATGCTGGGCCCCTTCAAGCTTAGTGACGGCTGCATAATGTACAAGTAAACGTGGTTCTTGTTGAGAATAATCAAAGCAACCCCATTGTTGTCCTTCTTCCGGTATAAATAATTTTCTAATTAAAGGACCTATATCTTTATTACGAGCAGGGATTTGTTGCAGGTTAGGATTCTGCATACTTAATCTGCCAGAGATTGTACCTCCCTGCTCATTTTTCATTTGATTGATTTCAGCATGAATCCTCCCTCCGTTCTCGTGCTTGAGAATACTGTCGATAAAGGTTGTTCTCGCTTTATTAATTTCCCGAGCCTCCACAACCATCCTTGCAATTGGATTTTTATGAGTTGCCAAAAAATGTTTATCAAATTTAGGCTGTTTAGACTTCTCAGTGAGTTCATAAGATATTCCCGCTGCATCAAACGCCTTAGCGATAGATGACGGAGTCCAAATATCAACGTGGACATTTGTACTCTCATGGATTTTTTTAAGTATCTTTTTCTCTGAAGTATATAAAGTTTTTTTTGTTCTCTCTGCGTGGTCAACATCAACTTTCACCCCCTTCTTTTTCATTTCAAATAGAACCGGAAACAAATCCGTTTCTAATTTAAAAACATCTAGTAATTCTTGTTTAATTATTTCCCTTTTTAAAATATCCCAAAGTTTTAAAGTTAGTGCTGCATCCTGTTCTGCATAAGGACCAACATACATTGGAGGCAACCTCCACATTTCTGTTTTTGCATTAACACCCCACTCCTTTGCTGCTTCATACAAAGCGCTTTGATTTTTTTTCTCTCCAACATATTCTTTTCCTAGTTCATCAAGAGAAAATCTTATCGGTCTGTTCTCATTAACAATAGGACCGGCAATCATTGTATCAATAATGCGACCATTAACTTTTAATCCCATTTGATGTAACCATCCTACATCATAAATAGCATTATGAAATATTTTATCGCATGATAATTCTAATATTTTTTTAAGTTGGCGAACAAAAACTTTTTCATCTATATTGCCACCACCTTCATGTCTCAAAGGAAAGTAACCACACCATCCTTCAACAGCTATAGCCACACCTATAACGTATCCTTTATTTACAGCCCATCCAGGACCACTACCTTCATTCAATCCTATATCTCTAGTTTCTAAATCAATTGCTATTTGTTTAGCATCACTTAAATCAGGTATTCTTTCCGGTGGTAACCATTCACTTTTAGATTGAAATAAAGGTATTTGCATAATTATTCTCCCTTTTCTTTATCACAGATTTCTCCTGCTATTGCTGCGTATCCCGCCATGTCTACGTAACAGTCTTCTGTCTTCCTATTTTTTAATCGTGCTACTTTTACAAGCAACATACATATAGCTACATCATGAGGAGAAATTTTATAATCTAAATATTTACTCCATAAGTCTGCTATATTTTTGTGATTAGTATATTTATCACCATACTCAAATTGTCTTTGCCCTTGAACTATCTTAAGAGCCTTATCTAAATAATCACTAGAGCGCATCTTTATCCCTCATGTTTTTCATCGCTACTAAATCTTGTTGTAGTAATTGCAAATCCAGTTTTAATATTTTTAAATGTTGATCAACATTTTCACGTTTCAATTTTGGTAACTCATGTTTAATTCTTTGAACTTGTTTAAGAGTTACATCTAATTGTTTTAAAGCAGTATTTATATTCATTAAGTCCTCCAAAACATTTCTGTGAATTCTTTATCGGTTTGAGATCTAACCAAATGTAATTCATTTTTTGCACGTGTCATTCCCACATAGAACACACGGCGCTCTACATCTTTTCTCTTTCGATACTCTTCATCAACCTTAAAAGATAAATCAGAAAATAATAATACATTACTTGCCTCTCCTCCTTTTGATCCATGAATAGTTGAAAGCCTTACCTTTGCCTCATGATTTAAATTTTGATTACGTCTCAACGCTGCTAATAAATAAGCTAACTTTGTTGGAGGTATTTTATCAAGGGCTGTATCCCATCTTAAATCTTGGGACAAAAGTAAACCATAATTAATTTTTAATTCTTCATAACTATATTCTTTATTTTCACTAGCTCTCGGCATAGTCTTTGATCCATAACTTACACCTACATCTACATTCATATAATGATACATTGCTTTAACTCCCTCAAGAGTAGCACTTTTATTTTTTGTTAAACGAGTCCATGTATTAATGGCTAAAAGTAAACGATCACTCACTGATTTAGAATTGTGTCGTTGATAAAATATTCCTCTTGTCTTTAACTCTTCTTCTATTTTGTCTAATAAATAATTAGTACGGGTGAGTATTAACCAATCATCTTTTAAAAAATCTATTTGACTATAAGGATTAACACGAACCTTTAACAATCCTTCACGGTCCGTAGCTCTCCACTCTTTTTGTACACGATCACTAGGATCTATACGATTAATCACGGCATTCGCTCTTTGTTGCACGGCTAACGGAACACGGTACGATTGATCAAGAATAATTCTATTACCTTTTAATTGTTTAAATCTCCATGGATGTGCGCCTGCCCATTCAAAAATAGCTTGATCGTCATCACCTGCTATGTAAGTATGTGTAGAATTTTGTGCTAAAATATCTACCATATTCCATTGAATTGAACTAAGATCTTGCGCCTCATCTATAATAAGTAATTTAAACTTAGGAGATTTTTTACGCTTATTAAATTCAATTATCATATCAGTGAAATCTAAGAAGCCATTTTGTTTTTTATACTTCTCTAAACCTGATGCAATCTTACGAAGTTTTAAAAAACCCCCGGGTAAGTGTCCTGTTTCTGGTTGACAGAATTGATGTTCCAAACTAACATCTTTAATCCTTGCAAGATCTATAATGTTAACAAACTTATCGTCTTGCCATCCCATTCCATAGTTATCATATTTATTTGTAGGATTAGATAACTTTACATTTAGTAAATCGGATACATCTTTATAGTCTATATCATCCATCAAAGAAGTATCACTTAATCCTAATTCCATATATGCTAAACTATGTAATGTTCTAAAGTATTTAAAATCTTTTTTATCGTACTGCGGAAAACGATCCACGGCACGGCTAATAGCTTCGTTCGCTGCTTTGCGAGTATACGCAAAGTAACCTATCTGATCTGGATCTAAACCTTTAGCTAACCCTTCTTCAACTATTGTTAAAAGTTTATGTGTCTTACCTGTACCTGGAGGGCCAAAAATAATATTCATCATCAGAAAGCCTCTTTCTTTTTCATATCGGGTATTGATAATTCTTTTTGTTCTATTTGTTTAGAAGGTACATACCATAAATAATAAGTAATTCCCTTAACTTTTTTTCTATGTGATCCTCCTCCTAAATCTTGCATAACTCTTGCATGCATTTCAGTTTGAGTAAGAGCACTAAATCTTTTCTTGTTTAAATATTCTTTTAAAGTTTTAGGTTGAAAATAAATTTTCCCTTCATGTTCCCATGGCATTTCAATTGCTATCTCTTCTTCTCTATCTGATACACCTTGATCATAAATATAAGAATAAAGATGAGAATCAAATTGTCCCCACTTAGTTATTTCTGGTGGAGTTTTAATTATCTCTACGTTCTCTAATAAACTTTGAATCTTAGCGGTCCATGCAGCAGGACTTAAAGCATTAGGTAATTGTGTTAATGCATCCATACATTTTTTTCTAAACTTACGTTGATCAAATAATTCTTCGGTATTTAAAACTAATCTTTCTTCTTCAAAATTTAAAAACCAAACTGGTTCATCCGAATCATATTTTTGTAGATCAGAAAATTTACTTTCATACTCTCCACCTATTCCATATTTTCTTAAACGACATTGTGGTGCATCACATCTTGAACACATTGGTTGATCTTTACATTTGTATTGATAATCTTTTTTATCATGTTGGTTAATTGTCTTTGTTACTTGCGCATGTCCAAGTGGTGGTTTCATATATTTAAAATTAAATTCAGAAATTTTATCTTGCCAATTCTCAGGCCATTTCTTTTTTGCATACACAGAGTATTGATATAAAACATTATCTCTCCCACCTTCATCAATACCTACACTAATTAAAGTTTGTAAACATGGAGGACCATCTTCTAATTCCTCTATCTTTTTTATTTCTTTTGTTTTAAAATTTCTTAAATTATCTTCTGTAATTTTTCTTTTATCAACGAAAGAAAGAAAATCTTCTAATGATAATGATTCTCCTTTTTTATTAAAAGCATAGCGCATAGTATCATCGCCCCCATGGTAAGGAAGATTTAAAAAATTTCCTGTATCTCCTCTGTCTGCTTGTAATTCAATTTGTTTAGGAAAAATTTCACAATCCGCATGACCTAACAAAGAAGAAAAACTTGTTAATCTATTTCTCATTAACTGTGCTGACACAGTACCATCAATAAATAAAAACAAATGTGCACCACCACTCTTTGATCGACAAGCAAT